GAGCCGTATCATTTTGTAATCCACGTTTATGTGGGCGCACCATTTTTGGTTAACTTTGTCCCAACTTACGCCTGTAATGCCACTGGTATTATTTCTGACGCGGGCTGAGTTTCTGCTGTTTCCTTGACTTGTAGTAGGTTTAAGATTTTCCCATCTATTATCAGTCCGTACTCCATTAATGTGGTCAATTTCTACAGGGATTTTTCCTGTCATATATAGGAATGCGAATCTGTGAGCTTTTTTACGAGTCCCATTAAGGCAGAAACGAAGGTAGCCATTCTCAATATCTCCGAGAGTGTTACCTATCTTAATGTGAGGGCGTTTTTTAATAGCTGTAAAAATGCCGGTTTCTGGATTGTAATTAACGAAGGTTTTGAGAGTTTCTTGAGTTATACTTGGTTTAGTCATTCCAGTCTCCTTATGGCTGAAAAGATTAGGTGGCGGCCTGTTAGCGCAGGTCGTTTGCCGATTATATCATGACTTGTTCAGTAGAAGAACTCCTTAGTAAACTTGAAAATAGAATTGCCCAGCGGAAGATGTTTTGGCATCTCCCTTATGGCCATCCTGATACCCTATGCCCCGATGGTGCAGTTTGGAAGGAAAAGAATCAGGCTGGAGAATGGGAAAATTATTCAAACCGTCCGTGGCAACTAGAGTTTCATGATGCCGGGAAAAACAATCAAGAACGAATGCTTATCTGCGGCAATCGCTGTGGAAAATCAGAAAGTGGTGCTTATGAAATAGCCATTCACATGACAGGACAGTACCCTGATTGGTGGACTGGGAAACGCTTTGATAAACCTGTTTTAGTATGGACTGGTAGCCCAACAAACGAAACGTCACGCGACATCATACAAAAAGCATTGCTTGGTGGATCAGGTAAAAGCGATTTAGGAACAGGATTTATTCCAGCAGAACTTATTGTAGAGAAACCAAGAATGCGTCAGGCCGGTTGTTCTGATGTTATAGACATGTTTAAAGTTCGTCATGCGTCAGGCGGAGTTAGTACCTGTAGCATGAAAACTTATGAACAAACATGGCGCAAGTGGCAGGGGGCAGCCCCAGATGTAGTTTGGATGGACGAAGAACCTGAAGACTATAAAATATACTTAGAGGCTCTAACAAGACTGCTTACCTCTCACGGTTTAATGCTAGTCACATTCACCCCGTTACTCGGTCAGACCACACTTGTAAGACATTACCACGATGCGACTCACGATGGCGTGTGGTTAGGTCATGCTACTTGGGACGACGCACCACACCTTCTAAAGGTAGAACGTGAACGCATGGCACAGTCCTATCCGTCCTGGCAATTACAAGCCCGGACAATGGGCGTTCCGATGATGGGTGAAGGTGCCATCTTCACGACGCCTGAAGACGATATAGTTGTAGATCCTTTCGAGATCCCCGGGCACTGGCCGCAAATCAAGGGAATTGACTTTGGTATCGGTCATCCGTTTGGATATGGGAAGATAGCCTACGATCGTGATTCAGATATTATCTATCTGACAGACTGTTACAGAAAGTCAGACAGACTCTCACCATACCATGCTGAGAGGGTAAAGGGTAAGTCAAACTGGATACCCGTAGCATGGCCGCACGATGGTCATAAACGAGACTCCAAAGGAATCGAGTTTCAAAAGGTCTACAAAAATCTCGGTGTTAACATGACTTCTAAATCTGCCCGCTATACGAATGATAAAGGTGGTGGTCAGGGGGTCTGGAATATCATCGAGACTATAAAAGAGCGCGAAGAAACCGGACGATTCAAAGTCTTTAAAACTTGTGGTGATTATCTGGAAGAACGACGTAATTACCATATCAAGCGTGATAAGAACGACATCGCTGAAATCGTCACGCGCCGGGAAGATACGTTGAAAGCGGTCTTTTACGCCGTAATGATGTTGAGAAAGGCCAAGACCCGGGGTTCCACTGGAAACAAACAGCATGCCCCAACCCGTTCTATTCTATCTATGAGGCTCGAATGAGGTTTAATAAACAAAACTTGCCGAAAACAAGAAACGAATTGGATATGTTTGTTCGTGAACACGGGTTAATTCCGTACGGTGTTACAGAATATAAAGGACGGGATATTTTTATCGCTGAATCAGATTTGGTTGTGGATAAAGTGCCTTCTGCTGAATGTCCTTTGGGATATTGGCAGGTTGCCTGGTTTGTTAACCAGCCTGACTCACACGAAAAGATGGATATAGGCCGTGGAATAGACTTTGACGCTATGCACGATCAGGAGAGAGGCTGGACTGTCGAGGCTAAGCGCGAAGCCCGTATTCAAACAGCGATTAAAGATGCTGAAAGCTGGATTGACAAGTCGATCAAGACTGGACGATTAGATGCCTAACTTTACTAAAAACGACAAATCTCATATCGCTGAATATATTATAGATCAGCACCGTACCCGTAAAGGTGATCGGAAGTATTTCGACTTACAGGTAAAAGAGATTGATCGTCAACTTCGCATGGAACCCGAGGCGGCAGTGATAAAGGGTCGTAACGGGACAATTGACGAAGCAACTGCTTGGCTCCCTGAAGCAGAACTCCCGCTCCAATCTCAGACATTGGAAGCGACAGACGCCGATGTGATGAGGATGATTCTGCCGAGAAGTGGTCCGTGGTTTGAGGCTCATGTAGCTTTGACAGACGAATATCTTGATCGGATTGATTTTCAGTCAATCATCACAGGTGATGAGAACGACGTTCCCTCTAAACTCAATCAGGATAATGCCAATAAACTTGTTTATGGTCTTTTAAATCATTATCACAATCAATATGACTTTAGAGGGCATTTAGGGCTTATTACTGGGGAGTCTATTAAATACGGCATGGGGGTAGGTCGTGCCCGAGTAGCGAATAAACGGGTTTTCCTTCACACCACCAAAGGCGTGATGAAGAAGGAAATGGATATTCCTATTCTTGTTCCAAGATCAATAAAGAATGTATTTCTGGACACTTCTGAAGTCTTTATGATGAATGAGGGGCATATTGTCTCTCCGGGTCATATCTATCATAAAAAGATGAAGTTGAAAGACGTTAAGATGGCGTCACAAAAAGGGAACTCAGATACAAACGATATCATTAACGGTGGCTGGATAAAGGGCGCCGTTAACGGTCTGGAAGAGGACGACCACGGCGATGTCGAGTTCTTGGAGTGGGAAGGGGACATGGTTGTTCCTCGTAAATCTACGGGTTCCCTGTATCTTCCGAATGCGATTATCACTCTCGTTATAGGGATGAGTGATAAGAACTCAGAAGCAAGAATAGTAAGAATCAGAAAGAACAAATACCCCTTCTCTTCTCACATAGAATTTCCTTATCACAAAGAACACATCGAATCCCCTTATGGGTCGAGTCCTTTGATGAAGGGGCGTCCTGTTGCTTCATCGGCTGTATACGCGCTTAACCGCTTGCTGGAAGCCTCCGCATACGACGCACAGCCCGCAGTCAGGTATGACAAGGACGATGAGCGCCCTTCGATATTCCCCAACGCTATGGTGGCGACTGAGAGTGAAATAGAAGTACTAGATATTGGAAACCCTGCTGCCCTGTTCGCGGTTTACTCTGGATTTCTACAGCAGTACGAAGACGTATCCGGCAAGAATCGTCCGAGTCTAGGCGCTCAGACAGTCTCCCATACAACGGCTTTCGCCAAAGACGCAGAACTTCAACGGGGTCAGTCACGAACGGTAGACTTTGTAGACGATACCCTTGATGGCCCGCTGGAGCGGTGGTTAGACATTGAATTCGAGCTGACCAAAGACGTAATGAAGGGTGATGTAACCTTTTTGATACCCCAGTACGGCGGGTACGTTACGCTCAACAAGAAGATGCTCCCGAAAGAAGTCTCATTCTCTGCTTACGGCGCTGGTGGCCCTGCTGAAGAAGCTCAGAAAAAGCAATTACGCCAGCAAGCCTTAAATCAGGCTATCCAGATAGATACGCTCAAGCAGCAGCAGCAAGCGGCACTTGGTCAGCCCCCAACGCCCTCAATAGATTTGGATGCAGCTATCAGGCAGATATTGGGTGACGGCGGGTTTACTGACATTGACGCCATAATGACGCAAGAAGCCCCACAATCTCCGCAGGGCCAACCTGTAGAAGCTAATCCTGGTCTTGCTGTAGCAGCCACACAAGGACTGAACTTTGGTGGTCAATAATGAGTCCTGAGTCAAAGCGACTACTTGAAGAACTAAAAGAACGCCCAGAATGGAAAGAGATTCTTGACGAGATAAAAGAACCGTCCATTAAGGGCTATCAACCGATCAAATCAAATAATTCAAATATTCCTTCTCCAGAAGTACAAGAGAGGAACTGGATTTTCAACAGCGGGCGAGCTAAAGAGCGAACCCTTCTTTTAACACTCCTGACTAATGGAGAAATAAATGAGTAAGCAAGCCGTGAGTACTACTCCTGAAGCTGAACCGTCTCAGGTATCAGCCGAAAATGAGCCTACTGCACAGGACGATCTTGACGCGCTTCTGAATGAATACACAGAACCTGCGTCTGAGCCAGAAGTAACGGCTCAATCCGCACAACCAGCAGCAACGCCAGATGAAATGGCTGAATTCCGTCAGTACATGTCGGAAACACGCGCAGACAAGCTGAATACGGGTCTTCAGGACTCGGCAAAACTTGTTAAAGCCGCAGCCGGTGAATCAGCAGCCAACATTCCAGACTGGATGATGGTCGGAGCCTTAAGAGAGGAATCGACCAAAAACCCTAACCTGGAGAAGATATTCAATGAACGGGGATCAAATCCCGAAGCATGGAATAAGGTTGCTACGGCTTTGGGGAAGAAGATTTCTCAAGACCTTTCGCCGACTGACAAATCATCCACTGAGTCATGGGCTGCCGTTGATAGTGCGGTGCATAGTGCATCTACCTCAACCAATCAAACGGAAGCACCTAAAGACCTCAGCAAAATGACGGATCAAGAGTTTGAAGCTCATAAACGAAGTTTGCGTTAAACGAGGTCAATAAGGCTCCGTTAGGAGAACTATCATGGCTGCAACAGCATTTATTACAGACGAACCGGCACTACAACGCCCGGTTAATACCATCTTCCAGCAGACTCTCTTGCGTAATGGCAAGTCTCGCTGCCTTCACTTCCTCGGAAGTTCACCAGCATCTGTTAATACCCAAATGGGTACATCTACAGCTACATGGCGTCGTATCAGTATCGGTACTGGTACTGATGAGAATGTACGCGGGCCGCTTACTGAGCAGACAACGACTGCTGCCTATATGGGCGGGCGTACTGCATCGCATCTGACGTTTGCTGCTGTTACGGCAACAGCGTTGAAATACGGCAACTTGGTCATTCTTAATGAAGAAGTCCAGTTGTATAACTTCAGTGGTCAGTCAGACAAGATCATTGAAATTATGGGTATCGACTACGGCGATTATCTCGATTCATTGCAGGCTACTTTCATGGCCGACAATGGAACTGAAATCTTCGTTGCCGGTGCCGCAAACGAAGCTGCTGTTGTGTCAAAAATCACGCTGAATTCTGTCAAGAACGCAACCGTGACGATTGACAAGAACAAGGGTCTGACCTTCACTCCGATGACGACCGGAAGTCAGAACTTCGGCACAACCCAACTGATGCCTGGATTCATTGGTATCTGTCACCCTGATGTAGCGCCTGATGTCGCGGCTTTGGCTGGTTTTAAACCGGCTGAAACCTATGCGGGTCAGGTTCAGTTGTTCATGGGTGAGTTCGGTTCTATCACTGTAGCTGGTCGAACAGTCCGGTTCTGTTCGGGTCATAACTCGGATGTTAACGCCGATACTGGTGGTCTGACTGGTTCTACAGGTCTGATTTCGACCACAGGAACCAATATCGACACGTATCATACGATCATCTTAAGCCGTGATGCGTTTGGTTCGCTGGGGTTTGGCGCACAGAACCCTGATGGATCGTTTGAGGCTGGTGATGAAATCAGTTCAGTTGAGTTGATTCAGCATGGTCTTGGATCTGGCGGTACATCTGATCCTTACAATGAAATCAGTACCGTTGCATACAAGTTCTGGTGGGCAGGCTCTCTTCTGAACGCTGCATGGAGTCGGGTGATCGTATCCGGTGCATCCAGTCTTAGCACGTAAACTTAACCTAGAGGGGGCTTCGGCCCCCTCGTCTTTGAGGTAATTATGACAAGACGCTCAATGGACGATATGGCGATTGATCCCCGTAATGATTTTCAGATGTTGAGTCGGGCGGAATGCAGAAGGATTTTGACAGAGAAAGGGATTGATTATGACCCGCATATAACCCAAACAGACGCGGTAATCTTGCTTCAGATGAACAAGGTTAATCCGCGAGAAGCTATGCCATGGGAATATGTAACTATTAAAGGTTTTGATGGCAAGAATTCTGTAAAAACGGTTCCAAAGCGTACTAATCCAATTAGACCTGAAGGCTATGATGAAAGAGCCTTGGCTGAAGTTGACCGTCTATCCGCCATAGCGATTGAAGAAGAGAAAAGGGCTGAGAAGAAAATTGAAACGCTGGAGGACGAGATTAGCCAGTTAAAAGCACTCGTTACCCAACTGGTAGAGCAGAAGCAGGAACCCATGATTGTTGATGAGGTTTCCGTAGTTATTGAAAAGCCCGACCTGAATAAAGTCCACTGGAAGCGATTCCAGAAGATGGCTAAAGAGATCGGTATTGAGTGGACAACCCGCGACCCAAGAGGTCCGGTCATTGAGAAACTAGAGGCCCAACAGGACTCATAGCATGAAAACATTGCTTCAGGGAACAAATCAGGTTTTGACTAAGGTTCAGATAATCAGTTCAAGCAATGCTTTGACCTCGCTCACAAATTCAGCAAAACAAGTCTTCATTGATAATGCTGTTCAGGCATGGAATGAAGTTGTTGACCAACTGTACTCGAACGATGACGTTCTAAGACCCTATCAGGGTGCTGAAGACTCCATTATTATCGAAGCTGATAAACGGACCTATGACCTTCCCTGTGACCTGGTCCAGATCAGATGGCCCATGCACGAAGAGACTGAGGGATTTTATATCTCCGAATATCCAGGTGGATATGAGGAATTGAGAAACATTCAATCTATTCCCGCTAATTACACGGGTATCCCGTTTAAAGGGGCTATCAGCCCGATAGAGAAGGAAGTCTATTTAGACCGTGTTCCCACCTCTGCTGAAGCTGGATATGAGTACAAGTTCTTCTACTGGAGGGATACTGTGCTTGAAAGGGCAACAGACCAATTCCCGTTCGATGATGGCGTGTTTAGGTCATTAGTCCCCGCTGTTTCTGAAATATGGAAGCGACTCCAGCATAATAAATTTGATGACGCCTATTTCAAGGCCAGTTTCGGAAGAGCGCTGAGAATGGTTAAACAGCAACCCGCAGACACGACTTATATCAAGCGTCGTGCTGTTGTTAGTGGTGGCAGTCTAGGGTTCGATCCTTTCAATGCCTGAAATAATCGAACCCACAGAAACTAATGTTCTAATTAAATTCGGTGGGGGGATACGTTCACGCGCTCCTGCTGATGAAATAGAAGACCGTGAGTGTGCAAGTGGTCAAAACTTTGACATGGACTTGCAGAATACCCAATACCGTCCCCGTAAGCCGTTTGAGCGTCTAGGCACTGCGCCTAACGGGTCTGAGATAAGGGGCTTCGCTTCCCTGCTGAAGACTGACGGTACGACCTCTATGCTCGTACAGGCGGGCGCTGTGGTGTATGAATGGGACGGCCTAGCCTTTACCTCTAAAGGGGCTGTGAACGCTCTCAGCAAGCTCAGGGGCCATA